GCATCTACAACATAGAGTTACTCCGGTAACTAGTGGAATTAGGCACTCGCTAGTGTCGTGGATTCGAGGAGAATAAATAATTTATATGGCATATGAGAGCTCAGATACAAATATAAAGAATACAGGAGAACCAATATTCAAAGGATTCAGTTCACGTGCAGAAATGCAAAATTTTAAGTTGTATGACTTTGAATGCGCCAAGCAAGATCTTATTAATCGACTTTCTGTGAGAAAAGGTGAAAGAGTTGAGAATCCAGAGTTTGGTACTATAATTTACGATGCTATATTTGAACCATTTACAGACTCATTAAAAGAATTAATTCTTGAAGATATTACTGAAAATTTAAATACGGATCCAAGATTAAGCACAAGTGATATAATAGTTTCTCAAATTGATCATGGTCTAGCAGTACAATGCTCAATTACGTATGTTCCATTGAATATTACAGAGAAGTTACGATTCAATTTTGATGAAAACGCATTACTTCGTTTATCATAATATACGCATATAAATAAATCTATAAATATTGTTGTAAACACATTATGGCCACAACAGAACGACAGAATAGATTATTAGTTGCTGAAGATTGGAGAAAGATCTATCAGGCTTTCCAACAAGCAGATTTCAAATCGTACGATTTTGAAACGCTACGTAGAACAATGGTGGCATATCTACGAGAAAATTATCCAGATGATTTTAATGACTTTGTAGAAAGTTCAGAATATGTTGCACTTATTGATTTAATTGCTTACATTTCCCAAGCACTTTCTTTCAGAGTTGATTTAAATGCAAGAGAAAACTTTTTAGAAACAGCAGAAAGACGAAATTCAGTTTTACGATTAGCAAGATTAATTAATTACAATGCTAAAAGAAATCAACCAGCTACTGGATTATTAAAAATAGAATCACTCAGCACAACGCAGTCAGTAAAAGATTCTACAGGAACCGATTTAGCAAATAGAACTATTAATTGGAATGATTCAGCTAATTCAAATTATCGTGAACAATTTATTACAATTTTAAATGCCGCAAATCAAACAGGACAATTATTTGGAAGTCCAAGAGAGTCAGGAACAATAGGTGGTATTAAGACAGAAGTTTATACATTATCATCAACACAAATTGATCTTCCTGTTTTAAAGTTCGCAAAATCAATTGGAGGAAATTCAAGACGATTTGAAATAGTACCAAGTACAATCAAAAATTCTGAATCAATATATGAATCTGCACCAATTCCTGGCACAGGATTAACATATAGTTACAGGACAGATGGCTCAGGAGATTCATCAAATAATACAGGATTTTTCTTTTTATTTAAACAAGGAGTTATGGTTCAATCTGAATTTGCCATAGAAACAGCAACAACAAATTATATTCAGTCAATTAATGATAAAAATATTAATAACACCGATGTTTGGTTATACAAATTAGATGATCTTGGTCAACTTTCAGAACAGTGGACATCAGTTCCAAGTTTAGAAGGTAACAATGCAATTTATAATTCTTTGTCAAAAGATGTTAGAAATATTTTTAACATTGTTACAAAAAATAATGATGCTATTGATTTAGTATTTGGAGACGGTAATTTTTCTAATTTACCTTTAGGAGCATTTAGAATTTATTACAGAACTAGTGCCAATGCCAAGTATGCAATTCAACCAGCAGATATGCAAAATATACAATATATTATAACGTATTTAGATGCTAATGGTGCCACACAAAGTTTAACGATTGTTGCAAGTCTTAAAGCTAGTGTGTATAATTCTTCTGCAACTGAAACAAATAATTCAATTAAAGAAAAAGCACCACAAGTTTATTATTCACAGAATAGAATGATTACAGCAGAAGATTATCAAGTTGTACCATTATCAGCATCACAAGAGATTATTAAAGTTAGATCAATTAATAGATCAGCATCGGGGATATCAAGAGCAAAAGAAATTATTGACCCAACAGGTGCATATTCAAATGTATCTATATTTGCTGATGACGGAATACTTTATAGAGAAGAAAAAACAAATACATTTAGTTTTACATTTACAAATAAAAATACTATATTATCAACAATAAATTCATCAGTTGAAGCAAAATTAAAAAATGCATATTCAAGACATTTTTATTATTTAAAATATGGAACAAAAGATTTAAGTTCTTTAATAGCTACGTGGAATTCAACTACAACAGGTACAAATACTAATACAGGATATTTTAAAGGTGCTGGGCCATTGGTTACAGGAGCATATGCAACATCAAATTTAAAATATGCAAAAGTTGGATCTTTAATTAAATTTATATCACCAGATTCTAGAGAATTTTTAAACAATGTATTAGTAACAGCGGGTACCGAGAATGCAGAAGATAGAATGTGGACAAAAGTTGGTGCTGTTGAAGGAGACGGTGCTAATAGTGGAATAGGTAATTTAGAATCAGGAAACGGTCCAGTTACACTTAATAATGTTATTCCTACTGGTTCTGTATTAAATGCTATATTTCCTGCATTTACTACAACATTCAGTACTGAATTAAAAACTGATATAGTTGATCGAACTGAAGCATATGAAGAATTTGGATTAAGATATGATGTAGATTTAGAAGAATGGAAAGTAATTACGTCAACAAATTTAAGTGCAAGTTCAATATTTGCCACTGCACGTACTGGTGATATCTCAGGTACTAATTTAGATGCAAGTTGGTGGTTTAAATTTACAAATGACGGAAGTACTTACACAGTAACTTATAGATCGTTAGATTATATATTTGAATCCGAAGGACAAAATAAGTTTCATTATGATGCACAAGAAAAAATTTATGATTATAAAACAGGTAAAACTGTAAAAGATACAGTAAAAATATTAAAAACAAATCCAGTTGTTAGTACAGGAAATTCGGTGGGATATCCAATTAATTGGCAAGTAGTTGATACAGTAACAGAATCAGATGGATATCAAGATAATCGAAAAGTAAAAATTGGTTTTTATGATAGTGACGATGATGGTATTGTAGACAATCCAGACATATATGATATAGTAATTGAACCAGACCTTAGTGTTATAAACAAATTTGTCTTTTTTCAAAAATATATTTCATATGATAATATAGAAAGATACAAACCATATGCGGCAACAAATTTTGTTGTATCAAAAAATGAAATAGATATAACATTATTAAGTGGAACATATACTAATAACCAATTATTTTATTTTTATGACGAAGAAGAAAATGTGGTTAAGAAGTACAATTCAACTACAAACACATTATCAACGTCAATAGACTATTATGCTAGACGTGGAAGATCTGCAATCGAATTTCAATATAAACATAATGCTGGACAAGAAACTAGAATAGATCCTTCAGTATCAAATATAATTGATATCTATATGTTAGAAAGAACATATGATAATCTCTTTAGAATATGGTTACAAGATGGAGGTGCAATTCCAGTAGCGAGTACTTCAGATCAGTTGAGAATATCTTATTCAGGTACGTTAAATCCAATTAAATCTTTATCTGATCAGGTTATCTATCATCCAGTAAAATATAAAATATTATTTGGATCAAGTGCTGATGAAGAATTACAAGCAACATTTAAGGTTGTTAAAAATCCAAAAACAAATGTTACAAACGCAATTATTAAAACTAGAGTTGTACAAGCAATTAATGAATTTTTTGCATTAGACAATTGGGATTTTGGTGATACTTTTTATTTTACAGAATTAGCTACGTATGTTCATAATCAATTAGCACCTGATTTACTTACAGCAGTAATTGTGCCAAATCAATCAGGACAAGGTTTTGGGTCTTTGTTTCAGATTGCAAGTGCGGCAGACGAAATTTTTATTAGTGGGGCCACCGTTGTTGATGTCTCAATCATAGATGCACTAGGAGCCAACCAATTATTGGCATCAGGCACAGTGGTAACATCAACGTCCACAACTACAACTACGACAACATCATCAGCGGTAATCGGCACCACTACAACAGCAGGATCAGGGTCATCCACCGGCAGTAGTGGAGCAGGATACTAATGGCAGATAATGAAATTAATTCACAAGTAAATCAAGAAGTTGTATCTCAAGACGGAGGTAAGACTGAAATACGAAGAACAATTGCTCATCTTCCTGCTTTTTATAGAACAGATACTAATACAAGATTTTTATCTAGTACACTTGATCCTTTAATACAAAAAGGGTCGTTAGAAAGATTAGATGGATATATTGGAAAACTTGATGCATATACAAGAGCGACATCCGATACCTATCTATCTGCTACTAGTGAAGATAGAAAAGCATATCAGTTAGAACCGGCTGTCACATATACAGATAAAGATACAACGTCAATTAATCCTGAAGACCAAGTAAAATTTTCAGGTACGTATGATGATTATATTAATCAAATAAAATATTTTGGAGGTAATATAGATAATCATGATAGACTAAACAAAGAAGTTATATATTCTTGGAATCCAGCTATTGATTTAGATAAGTTAATTAATTATAGAGAATATTATTGGTTACCAGAAGGTCCAAATGCTATAACATTAGATTCAGTAGGACCGACAGCATTAGTTGAAATTGATGTAACGGCATGGGCAGATGATGGAAGTACAGCAAGAGCATGGAAGTTTGGAACAAAAGCAAGTGAAAGCAATCCTCAAATAAAATTATATAGAGGTAATACTTATAAATTTAAAGTAGACGCAACAGGACATCCGTTCCACATAATGACAGAACCATATCGTCAAGGTGTTGCAGAAGACGGATCAACTTCTACTTTATATACAACAGGTGTAACAAACTCTGCAACAGATTCAGGTATAGTTACTTTTACAGTACCAATTACGGCACCAGATGTACTTTATTATCAGTGTGGCAATCATGATAGTATGTATGGAATTTTTACTGTTGGAACTATAAGTTCAACAACAAAAATTGACGTTGCTAATGATATTTTAGGTACAAAAAATTATGCGTTAAGAACATTAAATTTATCAAATGGAATGAAAATTAAATTTGAATCTAATGTTACTGATAGCACATATGCAGGTAAAGAATATTATGTTGAAGGAGTTGGTGATTCAATTACATTTACAAATATAGAAGATTTAATAACTCCCGAATCATATGCTACAGAAACAACTATTTTATTTGATAGTATTGCGTATGATTCTAGACCTTATGCAAAAGCATTTTATCGTCCGGACACAAAAGATTATATTACAATTAAAAGAGATTCAAGAGACCAAAATGCTTGGTCAAGATATAATAGATGGTTTCATAAAGCTGTAATTGAAGCAACAGGAGATGCTAATGGTTATACACCTAATTTATTAGAAACTGATAGAGCTAAAAGGCCAATTATAGAATTTGATTCGGGACTTGCTTTATATGATCACGGTACCGTAGCAAAAACATCTGTAACATTATTTGATACAGTGACAACTGATGCATTTTCAGATGTAGTTGCACAAACAGGTTATATTATAGATGGGTTAGCAGTAGCAGATGGAATGAGAGTAGTATTTTCTGCAGACACTGATACACTTGTAAAAAATAAAATTTATACAATTAATTTTGTACAAGCCGGAGATTCAACGTCAGTAATTAATCTTACCGAAGCCACTGATGCCGTACCTGCAGATAAGGAATCAATTTTTATTGAATTTGGAACAGCAAATCAAGGTAAAACTTATTATTATGATAAGTCAACAACTACTTGGAAAACAGGACAGACAAAAATTAAAGTAAATCAAGCACCGTTGTTTGGTATGTGGGACAATGATCATATATCATATGATGATACAACAACGTATCCAAATTCTACTTTTACTGGAGCAAATATTTTTGCTTATAAAATTTCAACAACTGCGACCACAGATACAGTATTAGGTATAAAAGTAAAATATAATACAATTAATAATGTTGGTGATATAGTTTTTGAATCAGATCACACAGCAGGAACATTTACATATAGATTAGGTGGTACTACTATAACTAAAAATCTTTCTGAAGGTCATTTGCATTATACTACTAGTCTAACAACACATAATTCAAAAAATGCTTGGGTAAAAAGAGCTAACGAAAGTAAACAACGAGTAGTTAGAACATTTACAGTAGACAAAACAGAGAAACAATTGTTCCAAATTGATTTTTATAAAAATTCTATTTCTCTTACTGACTTAGAAATTTCAGTAACTGTAAATGGCATAAGAAAAAATTTAACAACAGATTATACAATAGTTGATGGAACAGTAAACAAATATGTTCAATTTGTAAAAGAATTAAAAGTAAATGATCAAATTAAATTAGTAGGATATTCAGCAACTAAAAAAGTTTCAAATAGAGGCATATATCAAGTACCAGAAAATTTATCTATTAATCCATTAAACATACAAAAAGGTACATTTACATTTGGACAGATACTTGGACACGCAAAAGATATTTTTGATAAGAACACAAATATAACAGGAAGTATCCCAGGTTCATCGTCACTCAGAGATAATCCAGATGCAACGTTGAATGGA